ATTGTTAACAATTGGTGAAAACTTTAAATCGGGTGAGCGTTATAATATTGGTGGCGGTCATGAGATGAGTAATCTTGATATAGTTACTTTGATCCTTGACGTTATAGGAAAACCAGTTCACATGTATCAGAACTGGATTAATTTTGTAGCCGATCGTAAAGGTCATGATTTTAGATACGCAATGAATTCGTCAAAACTTGAACGAGAACTCGGATGGAAAGCAAAGACTAACATCACTGAGGGAATCCGTAAAACATTGGAGTGGTACAAATGAGAAAAGGAATTATACTATCTGGTGGACTAGGAACAAGATTATATCCATGCACTGAGGTCACATCAAAACAGTTATTGCCTGTTTACGATAAACCTCTCGTTTATTATCCATTATCAACGTTGATGATGGCAGGTATTCGAGATATTTTGATTATTAATTCACCGAATGACGTCGAAGCATTTAAACGTCTTTGCGGCGATGGATCTCAATGGGGAATCGAAATTTCTTATGAAGTTCAATTAGAACCAAAAGGAATTGCTGAATGTTTTCGTATTGGTGAAAAGTGGATTGGCAAAGATGATGTTACACTGATTCTTGGTGATAACATTTTTTATGGAAACGAATTAATTAATCGATTCAATGCAGCAACTTGGAATAATTGTGGTTGTACGCTCTTTGCATATCATGTTTCTGATCCAGAGAGATTTGGTGTTATTGAGCAAAATTCAGAGGGTCGTCCAGTTAAAATTGTTGAGAAGCCTAAAATTGCACCAAGTAATTATGCTGTCACTGGACTTTACTTTTATGACAATAAAGTAATAGACTATGCGTGGCAGATACAACCTTCTGCTCGTGGCGAGTTAGAAATTACAGATATTAATAATCTATATCTCAAAAACTATGATGTAAAAGTTGAATATCTAAATCGTGGTATCGCATGGATTGATACAGGAACTTTTGAATCATTATCAGAAGCTTCTGTGTTTGTGGGTTCTGTTCAGCGTAGAACTGGAATGATGATTGCGTGTCCTGAAGAAATTGCATTTAAGAATGCCTGGATCACTGAAAATCAAGTTCGTGCTTCTGCAGAAAAATATTCTAAATCTGACTATGGGAAGTATTTGAGTAAAATACTGCAACAAAATGAATATATTAGTCGTCGGTAGAGGTTGGGTTGGTCGAAAGATGTTCGACCAACTTGTAATTAATGGGCATGTAGTAACTCTATGTCCACACTATAAAGTAGAAAATTTGCTTCTTAATTATAGAACATATGACTGGGTAGTGAACTGTGCTGGTGTTACGGGTGTACCAAATGTTGATGCTTGTGAAAAAAATAAAGCAGAAACAATGGAAGCAAATGCAATATTCCCGTTGCGTCTTTATGAAATTTGTCATGATGCAGGAATTAAATTCGCACACTTCTCAAGTGGGTGCATTTATGAGGGCGAAATCATAGATGAATATGATGATCCAAACTTCTTTGGCAGCACTTATTCTATTAGCAAGGGTGTTTCAGACATTTTGTTAAAAGATAAGTGTTTAGTTTTTAGAGTTAGATTGCCATTTGACGGATCTCACAATCAAAAAAATCTGTTACAAAAGTTGTATAATTATGCGAAATCAGGTAAACTAGTTGAAGGTGGATTAAATTCAATCACAGACATTGATGAGGCTGTGGAACATGCTGTTGATTTGATTGAACGAGATGCTACTGGTCCATACAATCTTGTCAATTGGGATCCAATTACAACACATGAAATTGCTGAATTGATGGAATTAAATTGTGATTGGTGGACTGCTGAAGAGTTTAAAAAGGTAACAGCTGCAAGAAGATCTAACTGTGTTATTCCTGCATATGAAAGAATGTCACCAGTAAAACATGCGCTTTTGAAAAGAATTAATCAATTTAAGGAAACACTATGAAGACTGATGTGGAAAAGACGATTGAACGACTTGTTGAAGAAGTCGGCACGCCGAAGTGGGCATATAATTGTAAGGAATTTAATCCTGAAAAAGACACAGTGTTTTACAGTGGTCCTTTCTTTGATGAAAAAGAAATCATTGCTGGCGTGACTGCATTTCTCACAGGTAAGTGGCTCGTTTCTGGCGAGAATGTTGGTAAGTTTCAATGGGCATTTGGTCGTAAGTTTAATGTGAAGCATTGCCATATGGTAAATTCTGGTTCATCAGCCAATCTTACCATGGTTGCTGCGCTCAAGAAACATCTCAAATGGAAAGATGGTGATGAAGTCATCGTATCACCTGTTGGTTTTCCAACCACGATTGCTCCGCTTGTTCAGAATAATCTCAAACCAGTGTTCGTTGACATTGAAATGAACACATTGAACTTTGATGTCAATCTCGTCAAGAAAGCATTGACAGATAAAACAGTTGCTGTATTCGTTTCACCAGTGCTTGGTAATCCACCAGATATGGATGAGATTGCGAAGTTCTGTGCAGATAATGATCTTTATTTGATTGGCGATAACTGCGATTCATTGGGCACTCGTTGGGATGGCAAGTTGCTCACTGACTATTATTATTCTTGGACAACTTCTTTTTATCCAGCACATCACATCTCAACTGGCGAAGGAGGCATGGTTTGCTCAAATGACGAAGAACTTATTAATACAGCGCGTTCGATTAGTTGGTGGGGTCGTGATTGTCGTTGCGTGGGTGCTGCTAATCTTTTGGCTTGCGGCACGTGCGGTAATCGATTCGACAAGTGGCTCGAAGGATACAACGGAATCATCGATCACAAATACCTATTTACAAACATGGGATACAATCTCAAACCACTAGACATGCAAGGTGCGATTGGTATTGAGCAGTTGAAAAAGATTGATGAGATTGACACGAAGCGTCGATGGAACTTCAATAAAATCGCAAAGATGATTGAGAAATATGTTCCTGGTGTTCGTGTAGCAAATCATCTCGAAAAGGCAGATCCATCTTGGTTTGGAGTTCCTCTTATTACAGAGACGGCAGAACTAAAGGCAAAATTGCAAGACTTCTTTGAGAAGAATCGTATTCAAACTCGTAATTATTTCGCTGGCAATATTCTACTACATCCTGGATACAAGCATCTTGGAAATGCAGCAGATTATCCAAATGCTAATCTTGCATTGAGTAATGTGTTCTTTGTTGGGTGTCCACCACATTATGGCGATACAGTCTGGGAATATTACGAAAGCGTGTTACAAAAATGGCACTCATAAATGTCTTCGGAGGAAATGGATTTGTTGGAAGCGAATACTGCAAAGTCTCAAAAGATGTTCTCATCAAAAACTACAGAGAAAATGTGGGAGTATTCAGTTCTGACGCTGTATATTTTATTAGCACTGTCGACAATTATAATGTCCATGTCAATAGTCAGTTGGATATACACACTAACCTCGTTGTTTTAATGAATGTTCTCGATAACTATCGAGACTATATAAAATCGTTCAAGAAAGATGGGGTGTTTAACTTTATCAGTTCTTGGTTTGTTTATGGACAGGACTGTGGTTTCGGAGCAGATTCAAGAGGAATTCCTGAAACTGATCCATGTGATCCAAAAGGATTCTATTCTATCACAAAGAGATGCGCCGAACAATTGCTCATGTCATACTGCGAGACGTTCGGACTCAAATATCGTATATTGAGGTTGGCAAATGTATTGGGTCCGAAAGATAAAAAGGTTTCTGCGAAGAAAAATGCGGTCCAATATCTATTGGGCGAGCTCGCTGCGAACCGACCCGTCGATCTCTACGACTCTGGTTATTTTTATCGTGATTATATTGATGTTAGGGATTGCGCTAGAGCAATCGATATGGTTGTCAGCAAAGGAGAAGTCAACTCCATCTACAATATCGGAAACGGAAAGGGAATAGTTTTTCGTGATATTATTCGTTATGCTCGGGATGCAATGGACTCTGGATCTGACATTCGTACCATTGAGCAAAAAGATTTCCACAAAACAGTTCAATCTTCCCGATCATTTTTTATGGATAATACCAAGCTGAAAGAGCTTGGATACAGACCGAATTATACCATTCAAGAGACAATTGATACCATTATTTATGAATTATTAACTAAACAAAATAACTAAATATCATAGTAATCCCGCAGTGTGGAAAACTATGCAACGATTTAAGTTTTTTGTTGAATCATTTTTAATTGAAGCCAAACAACCTGTTGGCATTCAACATATAGAACATCCCTCAGACCGTAGTTTTGACGGTCATCAAGCTGCTCGTTATGCACTCACAACTCTTCGCGGAATTGCGATGGGTCGCACTCCTTTCACAAAAAAAATTGACGATAGAATGTCATTTTTGATCAAAAAAGACCAAGAAGGAAGAGTCGCAGTCAAGTACAAAGGCGCTGGGTCAGACTATAACTACTCTAATGACGATATTGAACGTCAACATGGCGCTAAACCATACCTAATGCAGCCTCTAAAAGCGCTTTTAGCCCATGGTCATAAGGTTTTACCTAACAGACAAGGCGAATATCAGGGTGGATTTATGTCTACACCCGAAAGTAGGGCTGAAAAGAGTGGTAGAATCGGTCATACACCGAACACAATCAGTTATTCAGTGAGAAAAGACTCGCCAGAAGGTAAAAAACTCGCTGGATCAAAGGTCAGTATGACTATTCATACTGAATTAAAGGGTTCTAATCGAAAAGCAACTCCTATTGAGTCGCAATCAGAGTTCGGAAGTCATCCTGACGTGCATCTTGTCGATCATACGGTGTCTGCCGAAGAAAGAAAGATACCTGCAAGTGCTAAAAAGTCTGCTTTGACTCACATATCAGCCGCAGAAAAGTTAATGAAGGATCATAACTATGGGCATTTGTCTGGTCATGAAACGCATATGAGAACTTACGTCAATTCAACCGTCGATTCTGGTGAAAAACCAAATACAGAAGGCTACAAAGCCCATCTTCAAAAACGTTGGCAAAAAGAAATCGATAAAGTAAAGACCGAAAAAGCCAAAAATGCAAAAACAGCACAACGTGATGCTGATTTGACGCATGTAGACAAAAATAAAACGGCATTTGATCGCTCTTTTCAAATTCATCATCATATGCAACAAGCAACTAACGCTTTGGCAGATAATTTAAATAGAACTGCCCATGGTGGCGTTCGCACTGAAATTGGCGGTAAAGAATCAGGTGGCGAAGGTTTCGTTGCCAAGGGTTTAAAGATTGTAAATAGAAAAGAATTTAGTAAAGAAAATCGCGCAAGAACTGCACTCTTGAGAGCAAAGAAATGAGTAGAGCAACATTTACATTTGGAAGATTTAATCCGCCAACAGAAACAGGTCACGGTAAACTTGTATCAGCTGTCCAATCTCATGCTGAAGAAACTGGTGGAAGTCATTATATTTTCCCATCGCATACTCAAGATAAGAAAAAAAATCCATTGACACATGAAGAAAAAGTTGGCGCAATGAAAAAATTATTTCCTAGTGCTAATGTTGTGTCAAATGATAAAGTAAAAACTGCAATAGATGCAATGAAGCATTTAGAATCAAAAGGTCATAAGCATGTGACAATGATTGTTGGCTCAGATCGTGTTGCAGAGTTTCATGGATTACTTTCTAAATACAGAAAAAAAGAATTTCCTGGAATTAAAAAAGTAGAAGTTAAATCAGCTGGACATCGTGATCCTGATGCTGAAGGAGCGGAAGGTATGTCTGCTTCTAAACTTCGCGGATTAGTTGCTGCTGGAAAAAAGAAAGAATTTGTTTCACATTACAGCGATCCAAAATTGGGCGCACATATACACGATAAGGTAAAAGCAGGTATGCAAATGGAATCAACAAATCCAGTCGGTATTTTTCTACTTGGTGGTCCAGGAAGCGGAAAAGATTATGTTCTCAGTAATATTTTTTCTCGCTTTGATTTAACTGAAGTTCAAATCGATCATGTGCTAAATGGTGCTGCAGATGAACTTATTGAACAAAAGAAAAATATTATTATTAACGGTTCTATTGATAAAGATAAAATTGCTGTTGTAAATTCTATTCTTGAAGGTTATGATATTGATTACGTTTATGTTTCAGTTACGAATAAAGTATCACGTTTAAGAAATTCATTGCGTGAAAATCCACTTGCGGAAAATAAAAGAATTGATAAGTTTCTTCGTGCAGAAAAACTCGCCGAATCAGTTGAATGTTTTAAATTTAATAACTCAATTAATTTAAATGAGTCTTCAGACTTTGAGAAAGTATTTTTTGCTGATCAAATTGAAAAACTTCTTTCTCGTTTGTTAGAGCATGATCTAGAGATACAAGAAGTATCTGAAGCAAAAACATTTGCTCCAGTTGCAAAGCATAAGTCAGGTCTACCAAAGAAGTATGTTGGTAAATTATCAGATGCAACTGCTTCTGCTCGTAAGGCTCATTGGAAAAAGATGAGTAAGTATTCTGATAAAGATTCACGCGCATATGCACCTGCTCCTGGTGATGCAACATCAAAAACGAAGCCAAGCAAGCATACTCTCGCTGTTCGTAAAATGATGGATGAACAAGTTAAAGCAGAAGATAAGCCACTACCATTGAAACTTCGCAAAGCACCACGCAGCGGTAACATTACTGCAGTGATGAATAAGCGTCAAGAGACAGGTCGAGTTTCTGAAGAAACAATCGATGAAGGTGCAGCAGATAAGTCTCTTGCTGCAAAAGCAGAAAAGTCTGGTGTTTCTTTAAGAACACTCAAGGCAGTTTATCGTCGTGGTGTTGCTGCTTGGAATTCTGGACATCGTCCAGGAACGACACCACAACAGTGGGGTCATGCGCGCGTGAATTCTTACATCAACAAAGGTAAGACTTATCACACAGCAGATAAAGATTTACGCGAAGAAACCGAAGAAGATATTAATGCAATATTTGAGATGCAATTAGTTGGCGCGGACGAATACCGAAAGCATGCTATTGCTATGACACCAGGACAAGGAGAACCAGTAGATGCTTTCCCAGTTAAAGAACCAAATAAAAAACCTGTGGCAGTTCCTGCAAAGCGAGGAAAATCCATTGTATCGCAATATGAAGAACACACAGAATGCGGAACACCGAACTGCTGTGGAGAATGCGGATCAAATGAATCAATTGGAAAAGGAAGTAACACAGATAATGCTGTACGGTTTGCAGAAGAAAAAGAAAAAGATGGAAGAGAAGATGGAGTAGATTTTACTCCAGATATTCAAACTAAAAAGTTAAAGAAGGGATTAAGAACTCCAGGAAATATGAGATTTTCATATCTTGATGGTCTCCCAGTCACAACATCAAGAGTAACAGAAACTCATCACGAGATCGATCCATCAACGATGTCATCACCTCCTGGATTTGAATATAAATCAGCGAAGCCACTTTCAAAGATTCGTAAATCAATGCCTGTTCCTCGTCAGATTCCTGCTCCTCCTGGGGGGCATTCAGTTCCACCAGGATACAAAAGAGTTCGCGATCATATCGCTGGATGGAAACTTGTAAAAGAAGATAATTCTGAACTAACACTTCAAGAAGCTGTTGAATACCACACAGAAAATAATATCTCCTTTACCGAGAATGTTTTTCGTCCAGGATCAGATATGTTCTTCGAGTTAATTGATGAAGCCAAGAAATTGTATAGCGAAGGCAAGTATACACCTGCCGACGAATATGAAATTGACATGCTCAAATCAGATATCGGTGAAATCGCTGAGTACGAAGGTCAAACTGTTGTTCTTGATTATCCAGTTGAAGAGGGTTTGGAGGAAGCATGCTGGTCTGGATATGTGCAAAAAGGATTAAAGAAGAAAGGCGGCAAGATGGTTCCTAATTGCGTTCCTGTAAATGAAGAAGACAAAACAGGCGGCAAAGGCATTGGCAAACCATGGCAAGAAGGTGGTGGTGGTGCTGTATACGTTAAAGTCGGCGACAGCGTTCGTAAGATCAGTTTCAGTAAATCTGGAATGAAAAAGAAATATATGGATCCTGCAGCCACAAGAAGTTTTGTTGCGCGTCATCATTGTTTGACAAACAAAGATCGCACCAGTGCTTCTTATTGGGCTTGCCGTTGGCCAAGATTCTTTAGTAACTCAGGTAAAGTGTGGTGGTAATTATGAATCCTTATTTAGATGAAAAACTAAATAATAAGGCATTCATAAGAACTTTTCCAAAATACGTGCAAGCCGAAGAATTGGTTTGGCATAGAGATAAGAAAAATAGAATTATAACAGTTATACAAGGTGAGGGTTGGGAAATACAGTTTGATAATGAGTTACCAAGAACGTTGGTAATTGGCGAAGAACTAGTGATTCCAGCCTATACTTTTCATAGAATTAAACGTGGAACAGACGACTTAAGATTAAAGATTGAGGAATATTAAATGGCAGAAGTAAAAGTCCCACCACTACTACACAAAATGTCACTTGCCTCTCAGAAGGCATGGTATAAGAAACATGGCATGGAAATGCCAACTGCACCAAAAGAAAAAGAGCCAGAAGGCAAATCTGCTGCTGCAGCAAAGCGTGTGAAAGTCGAGCCAAGAAAAACAGTTGCTGTTGAACCAGGTTCTGTTCGTGCAATAAATGCCGCTCGTCAAAAAGCATACATGGATAGGGGTGGACGTCAACCAATTGGAGCAATGGGTTCTGGTGGCAGCAATGTAATGGCTGGTGCTGGACAGTCCACGATTAAAGATCTTAAAGCCAGTATCAAGGCAGGGTTTAATCCAAAAGTTTCTCTTGATCCATATCAATCAGAAAGAGCAAAGAAAGCAAAAAATGAATCTGTTGATGATGCTGCAAAAAGAAAAAGGATGTTTGATCTAAAACTAAAAATGATCAAAAAAGTTGCAAACAAACCAGCACTTAACAAGCCATCTAAGTTTGCTGACAAGCCATCAACTGCTATGAGCCCAAGAGATGATATGAAATTAGCACCAAAAGCACCAAGCGGCAAGGGTGGGCTTTATTATGATGAAGCAGCAAAACCAGATGCTTCAATGGCAATGACTGATACTCTCAGAAAACAAATGATCAGCGACAAAGATAAAAGAACATTAGGTAAAATTGCTGATCTCATGGCTTCTCAAAAGAACAAAGATAAGAAAAATGCTTATGTTCGTTCACTAGGATTGAAGGCAATGAGAGCTGGCAATGTTGATCCAGCAAGAGGTCACAGTCCAACTCGTTTCGGTCGCGAAGTGTTGGCAAAAGAAGAAGTCGAGCAGATTGATGAAATCAAAATCTCTGATGTGATCGCTGCTACTCGCGGCAAAAGCCCAGAAGAAAAAGAAAAGATTATTAAGGCGATGAGAGAAAAAGAAAGAGCATCAAAGCCAGCACCAACACCAAGAAAACCAGAACCAGCTAAAGATATTCCAATGCATCAAAGAGTCTATCCACCTGATATGAAGTATCATGGCGATAGCGTAGAACTAGAGGGTCCAGTCATGAACGAAGGTAGAATGAAAAATATCGTAACAGATCGCGAAGAAACAGCAAGATTAAAAGCACAAGATGTTCTTGGCGGTCCAGTCAAAGACAAACCAAAAGGTCCAGCAGGTAAACATCCTCTTGGATATAGACTTGCACGCAGTGCTGCTCGCAGAGCAATGAAAGGCGCAATTAGTGCAGTTCACAAATCAATGGAAAAAACTATGGCAAAAGAAGAAGTCGAGCAAACAGACGAAGCAGTTAAAGATGCGGCAGATGTGGGTGAATACGATTACGAAGGAGATATGGCAAAGTCTCAGCTTCGTAGCATTTTGACAAACGCCAAACGTCTCCATGATATGTTAGAAGATAATGATAATTTGCCAGAGTGGGTGCAGAGCAAGATTACTCTCGCCGAAGATTATATTCTTACAGCCGCCAATTATATGGATGGCGAAATGAACGAAGAAGTCGAGCAGATTGATGAAATCACTGGATATGAAGGAGCGAAAGATCGAAAAGATATGATTAAAAGAGCAGCTGCTATGAATAGAATGGGAAAACAAACATTCCTTGATAGAGTAAAAACACGTGCTGCTGAAATGAAAAGAGAAAAAGCAAAAAAAGAACTTGCTAACGAAGCAGCAGAAGGTTCTGTTCCAACAACTCCAAAAGAAAAGGCACTCGCTGCGCATCACGGCGATAAAACAAAAATCACTTATGGTGATGTAATCAAAGCTCGTTTAAAGTCAGCTGCTGAAAAAGCAATGAAGAAGGGTAACTAATATGAAATATCTAGTCGAACTTAAATATACAAATCCAGCACATGAACACGTTTCATTGCGTCGTCGCGTTGAAACAGTTACTCGTTTAATTGAAGCAGCAAACGAAGATCAAGCAATTCTTCGCGTTTCTCAACAACAACGTGCTCTTGGTTTCTTCATCAAAGAAGCAAAGGTCGTGAAAGAAAAAAGTCACGATAAAGAAGGTGGTGATGAGACTGTCGTTGCAAAAGGCAAGGATGTCATGAAAAAAGCCAAAGGCAAAGATGAGAAAGACGAAGTTGAGGCAGAGGATGTCGAAGAAATCGACGAAGCACAAAAGAAACTTCGTCCATCTTACTGGAAAGCAGAGTGGCGTTTGGGTACGCAAACTGATGTAGATAAGAATAATAAAAAGATTTATGATCGCCTCGCTCAAACTGATCCAGATAAAGCCAAAGCATTCCATGATAATCTCATGAGAATGAAGAAGAAAGATGTCAAGGAAGAAGTCGAGCAGATTGATGAACTCAAGAAGTCTACACTTGCTTCTTATGTTAAAAAAGCAACGCGCGATGTGGCATCAGCAAGTCGACTTCAAAGAGGTTATGAAACGGATGCAGCCAGAAAAGGTGATGCAGCAAATTATGTTGCAAGAGGTAGTGATTTAGCAGCAAAAACAATGAGAAAATTTGCTGCCAAAAGATCTAGAGGCATTGCAAAGGCTGTTGATAAATTAGCCAAAGAAGAAGTCGAGCAAGTGAATGAAAAAATTAATCTCGTTACAGCCAAGATGGGCGATGTGATCAAAGACTTCCAAAAATCTGATGCTCCACAGTTTAAAGGCAAATCTCAAGAAGAACGTCGCAAGATGGCACTTGCTGCAAAACTTGGCGCAGAAAGAGAAGCAGGAATGCGCGAAGAAGTCGACACTGACAAGCGTGATGCTGGATACAAAATGTCACCTGCTGTTCGTGCTGCTCAAGCCAAGTCTGATGCGCTCTCAAAACCAGAGAAGAAACATCAAGCTGGAACTCTTGGCGCACACAAAGCACGCAAGGCAGCAGAAAGAATGGTCGACGCTGCAAAATCAAAGGTTAATAAAATCAATATGAATCCTTCATTGGAACCACACGCTCATTCATTAAAATTGAACAAGTAATAGGTAAGAAAATGCTTAAATTTAATGAGTTTTTAAAAGAAGAAACTGAAGAGGTCATGGAAGTCGATGACCAGTATGTTATGAGCAATATGGAAACTTTAAATAGTGACCTAGATGTTATTACAGAAAGACCTTATCAGAATGCACCAATTCTACTTGCTCAACTTCGCGGCACGTTAGAGCGATATGGTGTCATTTTACCAGCATCTGCAACGTCACAGTTTCTTTATCTAAATGCTGAACTTGTTTACGCTGTTGGTGGTACAGGATATTACATGTACATCGTTTATGATACAAACGAAGATGGATATGTTGATGGCTATGCGCAAGTTGTATCGAATGAAGAACTAAAAGATTTAGTTGGCATGGATAGAGATGAAATTCTCAATTCAAATCGCAATTTGATTGCTGTTCGTCATTCTGACTGGTATCGCAAACGAGACGATGACGCAGGTAACACTAACGAATATTAATCTATGTTTGACAATTTGATTGAAGAAAATATATTATTGTTTGCAGCAAAAAGTTATGATAAGCCCAACTGCATTCATAGCGAGTTCGAAGAAGATTATAAAAAAATAAGATACATCAAACGATTATTGCAAAGATATCGTATGAATGGTAAGATAAAGGAAAGACTTATTTTAAATCATCTAATCGTACTACAGAATGTGTTTGGCATTGAAGCAAGCACAAGAATGTTATTTTTTAGAATTGATCAAAGAGATTGGAGTTCACTGAAGACATTCTTAATATTTACTTCTGCGATGCCAAAAATTGTCAGAGGTATTCGTGGCGAGAATATTATTTCTAGCGACATACCACTTGAGCATTATATTGTAAGTATACTAAGGAATTTTTGAGAGCAACTTAAAGCCAGACATAGTTATTTTACCGAATAGTTAAATAAAAGTCAAATAAATGAAGAAATTTAAAGAATACATAAAAGAAGATGCCCCAGCAAACGCTATGGGCGCAGCAGGTATAAGCGGTCTTGGTTCTGCTGTTAATGTTGGTGTTGCGGGTTATGACCGATTACTTATGGGCGGTAAGATTCTTCGCCGCAAACCACCCGTAATGTTTGGTGGAAAGGCAGTATTTAAATTACCATCTGATAAATTTTATAAAGCAAGACTTGGTAAAAAAAAGTTTGAGCATTACGCGAGTTATGTTGGTCGCGATGAAGCAGGTGATGAAATTCGTGCCTACATAAAAGAGAATCCTAATGCAGCTGTGATCATTGAAGATGAAACAACAGGTGCTATGTTTTATTTGAAACACGGAAAGAGGTAATCAAATGAAAGCAGTATTATTTTTGTTCGCTGCTTTATTATTGGCTGGGTGTTCAGACACTTATCGTTACGAATGTCAGGATCCTGAAAATAAGGATAAGCCTGAGTGTAATCGCCCAATATGTGAGGCTGATGGATTGTGTTATGACAAATTAAATGGATTGCCAGAACCAGTAGAGCAATCACCCGTAGAAGAAGCTGCACCCGCAGCAGATTGTAATTGTGAACCCAAAGGAGAATAATCATGTTTAAAGGTCCAAGATATACAGAAAGTGAATTGATGGCGCGACTTAAATTTACAGTCGGTCTCTCACTTGCATTTACATTGACAGGAATTGTTTTTGTAGTTCTTTACTCACTCATCTTTGTGACTCAGCCAATGACTCAGTCACCCAATGATGCAAAGTTTTTTGAGTTGATTACTCCAATTGCAACCTTTCTCACTGGTATTCTCTCAGGCATTATGCTCGGTAAAAGCGAAAAGCCAGATGCATTACCTGAGCCACCTAAAGCACCAGAAATTTCGCTCGGTGATGTTTCACCAAGTGATCTAATTCCAGAGCCTGTCGTTCAAGTTGCTCCACTCGTTGTGGCTGGCGCAGTTGGCGTTGCCGCTGGTGTTGCAGCAGCAGAGGATGAAGAAGATAAAATTGCTTGAGGTGATATATGAGTTTAGCATCATTACAAAAGAAAATTGGCGTAACAGCAGACGGTGCGTGGGGTCCTGGGACTCTGCGTGCCGCTGCTGCTTATTATAAACTTTCACCAGCTCGCGCTGCACATTTCTTTGGGCAAACTGCTCATGAAACGGGTGGGTTCAAAGCATTTACCGAGAATCTAAACTACGGAGCCAAAGGATTGCGTGGTATTTTTGGTAAATATTTCAAGACAGATGCAGAAGCATTGAAGTATGAGCGCAAGCCAGAAGCGATTGCAAATCGTGTCTATGCTGGACGCATGGGTAATGGCACAGAGATGACAGGTGATGGTTGGAAGTTTCGTGGACGTGGTGCGTTACAATTAACAGGTCGTGATAATTATCTCGCGTTTTCTAAATACTGCAATCGTCCAGATGTAATGACAAATCCAGATCTTGTTGCTGGTGAACTTGCATTTGAGTCAGCGATGTTTTTCTTTGAAAAAAATAAACTTTGGGCATTATGTGATACAGGAGTAAATGATGCTTCGATATTATCCGTTACTAAAAAGGTTAATGGTGGTACTCACGGCTTGGAAGATCGCACGAATAAGACGAAAACGTACCATGCACAATTAAGTGGTCCTGCGCCAGTCGCAAAACCTGCGGCAGCACCAGCTGCTGCTCCAGCTGCTACACCTGCTGCTGGAAAAGTAAATCCAGAAATGCAATTATCTGAACACTTTAATCTAAAAGAATTTACAAAATCAGAAACTGCGATTCGTAAGCGAATCGATAATACGCCAAATGCTGATCATGCTCAAAATCTTAAAAATGTATGCGAAAAAATTCTTGAACCTGTGCGGCGTCATTTTAATAAGCCCGTGCGTATTAATTCTGGCTACCGTGGTCCTGCCCTTAACAGTGCTGTTGGTGGTTCTAGCAAGTCTCAACATTGCAATGGAGAGGCTGTCGACTTTGAAATTGACGGACTTGCCAATCCTGAACTAGCAAAATGGGTCAGTGAAAATTGTGAATTCGATCAAATTATCCTAGAGTTCTATGATCCAAAGGAAGGACCAAACTCAGGTTGGGTCCATGCTTCCTATACAACCAAAGGACCAAATCGTAAACAAAAATTAACAGCATTGACTGAAGGTGGGAAAACCGTTTATAAACCAGGATTTTTAGCATGATTGATCAATATATTGATCGCGTTGACAAAGCAGTTCAAAAAGCGACACTTGATAATGGAACAAAATTGCCTGTTGAGATTTTTCAACTTCCAGGAATGTCTTCTCGTGAAGGAAGAATATTATTAAATGAAATTGTTCAAGAAGGTGATAAGTATCTTGAAATAGGAGTTCATAAAGGTTCCACTTTTGTTTCTGCATTGTATAAAAATAATGTACAAGCAGTTGCCATTGATAATTTTTGTGAATTTGGGACTATGGAAGATAATAAAAAGTGGTTTGATCAAGCATGTGTTGATCATCAAATAACAAACTTTAAGTTTATTAATCGTGATTGTTTTAGTTTATTTGATGACGAAAAACAATTAATCCATGAAACTAATGTTTATTTTTATGATGGAAGACATGAAGCTGAACATCAAGAAAAAGCATTAACGCATTTTGTGGATTATCTAACTAATCCATTTATCTATATTGTAGATGATTGGAACTATGAGCCTGCAAGAATAGGAACTAAATCTGGCATACAGATATTAAATTTAAACACTCACAAAGAATGGATTCTTGATGGAAGCACAACAAATAAAGGTTGGCATAACGGTATGTACATTGCTGTGATGAGTAAGCAATAATTTTATTATTTTATGAAAATACATTTATTGACGAATCCTCGCAATCCAACAGGATTGACGAATAGAATTGATCCCTTTGCGGTACACGCATACAAATACATAAAACATCTTTCTAACCATTATGAGTTTATTCACTATGGTATTGAAGGCGCACAAGTAAATTGCGAACATGTAAATGTTCCTGGTATGATTGACGCAGATACAACTGCATTTAATCAAGCAGCAGGAAACGAAATTCAAAAAAGAAAAACAAAAGATGATCTGATCGTTTGTTTTTTTGGTATTGATAATAAATTAGCCTGTGACATGAATTCAGAATGTAAAGTCATTGAACCATCTATTGGTTATAGATCTAATGGGGTTTTTGCACCATATCGTGTGTTTACTTCTTACGCAAATATGCATTACTATTATGGTGAAAATGGAATGCTGATGAAACCATCTTGGTTTGATGCGGTGATTGGTAATCCATTTACCATTAGTGAATTTGAGTATTCTTACGAGAAACAAGATTATTTTTTATTTCTTGGTCGCGTTATGGAAGAGAAGGGTATACATCTTGCGATACAAGCAACAGAAAAATTAAATAAAAAACTTATTATAGCAGGTCCTGCAGATGATTTACGTCATCTTGGTTATGATAAAATACCTGACCATGTTGAGTTAGTCGGTTATGTGCATGCTGAGAAGCGAAAAGAACTTCTAAAAAATGCAAAAGCACTTCTTGGTTTGACATATTATGTTGAACCATTCGGTAATATGATTATCGAGGCTAATTTGTCTGGTACTCCTGTGATTACAACAGATTGGGGTGCATTCCCAGAGATAGTTCTTGATGGTCAGACGGGGTATCGAATCAGAGACTTTAAACAATTATTAAATGCGATGGAAAACATAAAGTACATTGATCCAGTGGAATGTAGAAAATGGGGATTAAATTTTTCCGACGAAATAATCCACGAAAAACATCATCAATATTTGCAAAAAGTTATAAAGAATTCTTTTTATGATTAAAAAGTTATTCATTATTACATCAACAATTGAACCGAGTGATATTGGACTCACCTATTCCAAAGTGCGGAGTATATTCTCACCTGACGAAAGATTTAGGCAAACTGTTGGTACTATCACTTCAATACATAATGCTCATCCAGATGCAAAAATTGTGTTGTTAGATTCTTCAAATGATACAAATGGATTACTAAATCATCTACGCTTTATGCCCAACTTAAATGTTGTGTCATTAAAAAACATAAACTCAGAAATTGCAGAGATTGTAAACACAAATAGAAATAAAAGTTTATGCGAATGTTTGATGACCAATACCTATCTTAAACAATATAAAAAATATGTCAATGAGTTTGATTTTATTATTAAAGTGAGCGGAAGATATAATCTATTTAATTTTACAGATTATTTTACTGAAGAAAATAAAAATAAAATATTTTTTAAAAAACCATCTTGCTTTAAATGGGGTAATGATTGGGACTGGAGATTTCACCATGTTGATTTGCGACATTCTCAACAGGACGATTACCTTCGACAATATTGTACAGTGCTATTTTCATTTGCAACAAATCATTTAGATAAACTAATAGATATGAATGATGCAATTATACACTTTCTAAAACAACCATCAATGTCTCAATATGATATGGAAATACTTTATTATTATCTGTCTAGATCATTTGAATCAGATATAATTGAAACTGAATGGTCTGTCTGTGGATGGGATGGCACTTCTGGTAGATTTATGTATTACTAATATTATGAAAACAACAATAATTGTAACTGATGATTTTTATCAAAACCCAAATGCTGTGCGGGAATATGCATTATCGCAACCATTTGAAGTTCGTGGTAATTATCCTGGTCTAAGAACTAAACCATATTTACCCGATGATCTAAAACAAAGTATACAAAATATTGTTTATCAAGCCGCAGGTAATATTACCGATTGGATGGAACATTCTGGATATACTGGTGCATTTCAAATTTGCACAGCACAAGATAGAACATGGATTCATGCTGATAGTTACAATAATTGGGCAGCAGTTTGTTATCTAACTCCAAATGCGCCATTGTCAGCAGGAACAGCATTATACCGCCATAAAGAAACCGAATCATATGTAAGAGAAGATAACACTCAGCCACATCTAGATGGATATGACTATACAAAATGGGACATGGTAGATTATGTCGCAAACAAATACAATCGAATCGTAATGTATCGCGGCAATTTATACCATGCTTCTTTGGATTATTTTGGAGATAATTTATATAATGGTAGATTATTTCAAACTTTTTTCTTTAATACTGAATACTGATGAAGATTCTACACATTGTATTTTCTTGCAACAGAATTAAATATCTGTTGCCCACAATAGAATCCTGGTCTAAACTAGACTATGGAAGCCATGAGATTACACGTTTAATTGTTGATGATTATCCTAGAACTCGCAATGATAATATATTCGAGTTATTGGGAAAGGTTCATAACACACTATTGTGGAAAAATATACAAAATCTTGGACTCTCTGTAACATGGACTAATTTCTTTAATTGGTTAAAAACTCAGGACTATGATTACATTTTGCATCAAGAAGATGATGTAATTCTAAAAGAAAACATTTGTATAGATGATATGATAGAATGTTTAGAGTCAGATTCAAATATGGCATCTGTTGTTTTACAAAGACAACCTTGGTATTTTCACGAAGAACCGTGTAAAATAGAGGATACAGATACTCAATTCAAGCAATATTATTATAGCAAAAATGATAAGACATTTCCGATTATATTCTCTTTATATCGAAAAAATATCACAGATCATCCCTTTATAGATTATTGGAAATTTAATCTAAATGAGGGTATGATTATGGTGTATTTGGATTACTTTCATAAGATGTATGCAGCCAATCTAAAAGGTTCAAATGGCGAAAATCTAATAGAACATATCGGCGAAGAAACCACTGGTAAAAGGATACTTCCAGGAGAGCCAAGATATGAGTTTTTTGAGCATATGGATCCCGATAAGACCTATACCTCAAGAGAAGGAAAACTTGTAGAATAACTAAATATACAATAACGAATTCAGAGGAAAAAAGATGGCAGACATCTCAGCTAACAGATATGATATGATTATGTGGCAAGGAAGCACCTTTGGTATGAATGTTTCCGTTCAATACGCCAATGGATCAGTTCAGAATCTTACAGGTTATAGCGCGAGAATGCAAATACGCAGCACCTATGGTTCTGCAACTGTAACTGAATCGCTTACAAGCGCAAATGGCGAAATCGCAATTAGTGGTGCAACAGGCACTTTGACGCTTACATTACCTGCCATCAGAACAAAAGACATATTTGTTGATTTGAATGATTCATCCAAACCACCAAAAACAAAATACGTCTACGATCTAGAATTAGTAGATAACACGAACACAGTCACAAAATTGCTCTATGGTGATTTATCAGTTTATGGCGAAGTAACTAGATGAGTGTACTTGAAGTTATTTCAGTTGTAGAAACTGATGGCGGTGTTTCTGTTGTTACAACCACAGAACAAACAACCGTTGTAGTTCAAGATTCTGCAGTTCGCGGTCCACTCGGACCACAAGGTCCTCAAGGTCCACAGGGACCTCAAGGACCACAAGGACCGCAAGGTGCACTCTCACCATGGGCTGTTAAAGACAGTAATTATACACTAGTCAACGGCGATCGTATTATTGCAAATACGACAACAAATAGTGGATTTACGCTTACATTGCCTGCTTCTCCAACATCAGGAGATTATGTTGTAATCACAGATGGTGGTGATTTTAGCGTAGATAATTTAACTGTTGCTCGTAATGAATCAACGATTGAAGCATTATACGACGATTTAATTATAAACGTCAAAAATATAACTGTTGAATTGATTTACAATGGTTATACTTGGGAAGTAACTGCTACAGCAGGTCCTGCAGGTCCGTCGGGTCCTGCTGGTGGACCACAAGGTCCTCAGGGTCCGTCTGGTCCGTCAGGTCCTGATGGTGCAGCAGGTCCACAAGGTCCAATTGGTGTAACTGTGATTGGTCCGCAAGGTCCGCAAGGTCCATCAGGACCAACAGGTGAAACAGGTTCTGGTGGTCCAGAAGGTCCATCAGGACCAGCAGGTCCGAGCGGTCCATCTGGTGGTCCTCAAGGTCCAACAGGTCCTCAAGGTCCTCAAGGTGATGTTGGTGATACAGGTGTCGCGGGTCCATCAGGTGCTAATGGTCCTCAAGGTCCGCAGGGTCCACAAGGTCCAAGCGGACCGATCAGTTTATCTTTCTCAATTGAAACATCAAATTTTAATGCAGCAGCAGGAAATCGTTACGGTGTCGACACATCTAGCGGCGTTATTACTGCAACATTACCAGCAAGCCCATCAACTGGACAAGCAATTTATTTTGCTGATGCTGGTGGTTCTTTTGGAACAAATAGTTTAACGATTGCAAGAAATGGAAATACAATCGGCGGAGATGCGGTTGATTTAACTATTAGCACAAATGGTGATAGCGTTGGATTGTTCTACACTGGAACAACTTGGAGAGTCTTTGAATGATTGGAGTTATTAACTAATGCCAGATCCAGGTCCTCAAGGTCCACAAGGACCACAAGGTGTTGCTGGTCCTCAAGGTGTTGCTGGTCCGCAAGGTCCAAGTGGACCCAGAGGTCCACAAGGTGTAGTTGGTCCAACAGGTCCAGCAGGTGGTCCACAAGGTCCTCAGGGTGTTGTTGGACCACAAGGTCCTTCAGGTCCAAAAGGTCCAACAGGTCCTCAAGGACCACAAGGTCCTCAAGGTCCGCACTTTCCTTGGACGCTCAGAGTTGCAAATTATCAAGCAGTTGCCAATGATCGCATTTTAGCTGATACAACTGGCGGTTCATTTGTTGTAACGCTACCACAAAATCCTGTCGTTGGTGATTACATTAAAGTTGCTGACACAGGTAACTGGGCAACGAATAAACTTATTGTTTGCCCATATCCATCTACTGGCGCACCACTTACATTTGCTAATTATGAATCTGCTACATTTCAATCTTATGCTGCATCATCTTCTACGATTGAAAAATTAAGTCAGTGTGTATGCTTAGATCAAGCAGGATTAATTGTACAATTTATTTACAATGGCGCGACGTGGGAATTGTTTGCTCAGATCGGCGCGAAGGGTCCGCAAGGTCCTACTGGTCCGCAGGGTCCTCAAGGACCACAAGGTCCATCTGGCGCAAGTGGTCCACAAGGTCCAGTTCAGCGAGCAACGGTTTCTGGTTCTCCACCTGCGAGCCCATCTACTGGTGATATTTGGTGGGATTCAGATAGTGGATTTATCTACATTCGCGTAGAAAGTGATGGTTGCTCTCAATGGATCAGCGCCATACCAGGAAAAGGTAGTGGCGGTGGCGGCGGCGGTGCACTCTCTTCTAGAGAAGCATTTGCTGTAACAACAGCATCCTTGAGTAATGATGGAATAGGAAATTTATCTTTTGGTGGATATAAAGGATACGCATTATATAAAATACAAACGAATGCTGCTGCTTGGGTTCGCATTTATACTTCTGTAGCAAATAGAACAGCAGATGCAGGAAGATTAATTAATGCTGATCCAGAAGCAACAGCAGGTGTTGTTGCTGAAGCAATTACAACTGGTGCACAAACTGTTTCATTCTCACCAGCAGTAGTTGGATATAATAACGAAGATACTGTAACAAACTCAATTCCTATCGCAGTTAAAAATCTAAGCGGATCCACTAGAACTATTACTGTTACGATTACGCTTGTAAAACTTGAGGACTAAAATGTCCAAATTAGAAGAGTATGTTGTTACTTTAAAAGATAAAAAAGATTTGGATGATTTCTATGATGACATGGAAACTCCTGGCGGAAATCTGTACATACCGAAAAGAAGAGTTGATGTTGCGAATCGCAGACTAATCAGCAGAAACACACATTATTATTTAACAAAAGAAGAAGCACAAAAAATAAAAAGTGATCCTCGTGTTTTGGATGTTGAAATTCCAGTCAAAAATAATCCAGGAATAGGCATTACACCATGCTATAAACAGCATTCTGATTTTTGGAGTAAGAGTAATAAATCAACTACAAATCCAAATACAGAATATGCTGGCGCACCAGAAGGATTTTCTGGTTTTTTAAATTGGGGATTGTTTCGCTCTTATCTTGGACAACAAGTCGCAGGATGGGGATCTGATGCCAATGGAGAAATCGGCGGCGAAGTCATTATAAATGCTGAAGGTAATAATGTTGATGTTGTAATCGTAGATGGATATGTGTTGCCAAATCATCCAGAATTCGCATTAAATTCAGATGGAAGTGGCGGCTCAAGAGTCGTTCAATATAATTGGTTAAGTTTAAATCCATTTGTAAATAATACAAAGGCAGGAAATTATGATTACTCAAGTGAAAAAAACGCAGGCAATATAGAGCATGGAAATCATGTTGCTGGTTTAGCCTGCGGAAATACGAATGGCTGGGCAAGAAAAGCAAACATTTATAATATTAGCCCTTATGGCAGCGATTCAAATAAGATTGATCCAAACTTATTATTTGATTACATAAGAGAATTTCATAATAGAAAATCAGTTAATAATGTAACCAAAAGAAGAAACCCTACAATTGTAAATAACAGTTGGACGCTTACGCACAGATTTTGGGGATTGTCTGAAATTGATTATATTTCTTATAGAGGCGAAACGATAAGACCACAGGGTGGATGGACATTTAATTTAATGAAACAATATGGATTTGCGCCATTCGGATTGTGTAGTTTGCGCTTATCATCTATAGATGCCGATGTTGAAGATGCAATGGAAGATGGTGTGATTATGGTTGGTGCTGCTGGTAATTTTTATGAAACTGCAGCAGCAGAAAATCACCCAGATCATTTAAACAGATTATATTATAGAAATGGAGAAAGTTTCCGTTACAATGCAGGTGGAACTCCAGCAGCTGCGGGAAATAGTGTTGATGTGGGTGCGATTGACAATGTTCAAAATGAAAGAAAAGCAGATTTCAGCACTGCTGGAACACGTGTTGATATTTTTGCGCCAGGACAAAGAGTCAATAGTGCTGTCGATAGAGGTTGGCCAGTGACTGCAAGATCTCCAGGTCCAGGATTCGTAACTGATTTACGAGATCAAAGATATAGACAACAGAAACAATCTGGAACAAGTATGGCTTCTCCGCAAGTAACTGGAATGCTTGCATGCGTAATGGAAATTTATCCAAGAATGACGCAATCAATGGCGCAAGAATACGTTAAACATTATGCTGGAGTAAATCAACTTTCTGATTTCGGTACGGCTGATGATTACAGTGGCGGTGGCAAATATTACGGTCTCCGCGGAGCAGCAAATAAATATCTAAAACATCATCAAGAAAGGAAAAGTGAAGGTGCTGTTTTTCCAAGAACTGACGAATGGTTGAGAGGAAGCTCTGGACCAGTTTATCCAAGAACATTAAAAAGAAAATCATTGCCAAGGTAAAAAATAATGCCATTATCATTTCCATGTAATCCATCTATCGATGATACATATGTAACTCCTGGTGGTACTCTGTACACATGGGATGGGGAAAAATGGAATGCTACACCACCTACAGGACCACAAGGTCCAAGTGGTGCAACAGGACCAACAGGTCCTTCTGGTCCTGCTGGTGGACCACAAGGTCCAGAAGGTCCTTCGGGTCCATCTGGACCATCTGGCGTTACTGGTCCTCAAGGTCCATCGGGTCCTTCTGGAGTTTCAAATGTTGCTGGTCCACAAGGTCCGCAAGGTCCATCGGGTCCGTATGTAGCAGGTCCTCAGGGACCGCAAGGTCCGAGTGGCGTATCAAATGTTCCTGGTCCGCAAGGTCCAGAAGGTGAAGAAGGACCGCAAGGTCCTCAAGGTCCTTCGGGTCCTTCTGGCGGTCCGCAAGGTCCATCGGGACCACAAGGTGCAACAGGATCAACAGGACCACAGGGTCCGCAAGGTCCCTCTGGTGCAATCGGACCACAAGGTGTCGCTGGACCAACAGGTCCTTCTGGTGGTCCGCAAGGACCATCGGGACCACAAGGTGTGTCTGGTCCATCAGGTCCTTCTGGTCCTACTGGAAACACTGGTCCTCAAGGTCCTCAAGGACCATCGGGTCCTGCTGGTGGACCACAAGGTCCACAAGGTCCAAGTGGCGCCCAAGGTCCTGCGGGTACAGCAGGTGCAGCAGGTCCTCAAGGTCCACAAGGTGTTGCTGGACCACAAGGTCCTTCTGGCGGTCCTCAAGGTCCTCAAGGTCCTCAAGGACCAACAGGATCTACTGGCACAACAGGTTCTACAGGACCGCAGGGACCACAAGGTGCTGCTGGTCCTACTGGTCCATCGGGTGGTCCGCAAGGTCCAACGGGACCGCAAGGTGTTCTTGGTCCACAGGGTCCACAAGGTGCTTCGGGCGCATCGGGTCCATCAGGATCAAAAGGTGCGAAAGGTCCTACAGGTCCTCAAGGTCCTCAAGGTCCATCGGGACCATCTGGTGCAACAGGCACCACTGGAACAACAGGTCCAACAGGTCCAACAGGTTCGCAAGGTTTAACTGGTGTTACTGGCGCAACAGGACCACAAGGTCCACAAGGTGCTGCTGGTCCTACTGGTCCATCGGGTGGTCCGCAAGGTCCAACAGGTCCTTCTGGTCCTGCTGGTGGACCACAAGGTCCACAAGGTCCTTCGGGTCCATCTGGTCCTTCAGGAGCACAAGGTTCAACGGGATCAACGGGATCAACGGGATCAACAGGACCACAAGGACCACAAGGTGTCACTGGTGCAACTGGACCACAAGGTCCAACAGGATCAACAGGACCACAGGGTCCACAAGGTCCGCAAGGTGCAACTGGTTCAACTGGTCCTCAAGGACCACAAGGTCCTCAAGGTGCAACGGGTGATACAGGTCCTCAGGGACCACAAGGTGTTGTTGGACCGCAAGGTCCTCAAGGTCCTCAAGGCGAAACTGGTCCTCAAGGTCCACAAGGATCAACAGGATCTACTGGTGCAACTGGACCACAAGGTCCAACAGGATCAACAGGACCACAGGGTCCACAAGGTCCATCTGGACCATTTGTCGCTGGTCCTCAAGGACCACAAGGACCATCGGGTCCTTCTGGTGGACCACAAGGTCCACAGGGTCCTGCGGGTTCAACAGGTTCTCAAGGTTCTCAAGGTGCACAAGGTGATCCTGGTGCTACAGGTGCACAAGGCGCAACAGGACCACAAGGTCCTCAAGGTCCATCAGGTCCTGAATCTTTCAAATATAGAGGTGGCGATTATTCTGACTACACCAATGCAAACACCAAATATCAAGCATTAACTTCAAATGGTTGGTATCAAGTAATTGGATCTGGTGATTCAAGAAGCGTATTGGTATTTGATCCAGATTTAAGTTCTGTTGGACCAGTGCAATTAGAATTTGCGTATCAAGGTTTTATTAGATATCGAAATAAAACTGACAGATTAACATGGACAAATTTTAAAACTTTGATTTCCAACACTGGTAACCAGACTATCGAAGGTGATTTAACGATAACTGGAGCATTGTCAAAGGGATCTGGTTCATTTAGAATTGAACATCCTCTTGCTGAAAAATCCAACTCGCATTATCTTGTGCATTCTTTCGTTGAAAGTCCATGGGCAGATTCGATTTACAGCGGCAAAGTTCAACTTGTAAATGGTGTTGCAACAATTAATATTGATAATCATTTTGGTATGACACAAGGAACTTTTGTTGCACTCTGTAGAGAAGTTCGCTGCTTTACAAGTAATGAAACATCATGGGATGCAGTTCGCGGAAAAGTCACTGGAAATATTCTAACAATTGAATGTCAAAATGTTACATCTGATGCAGAAGTTTCTTGGTTAATCATTGGCGAACGTAAAGATAAACATATGTATGATACGCTCTGGACAGATGAGAATGGCAGAGTTATCATTGAACCAGAAAAAAGTAGCATTGCGAATGATGAATATACAGGTCCACAAGGTCCACGAAGTTAATAAAATTAAATGAGAAAATAAATGCCAGCATGTAAAAGTGTAACAGAATTAATTACAACAAACTTTGGTGGACCGCAAGGTCCAACAGGTCCATCAGGTCCAAAAGGTAGTGGACCACAAGGTCCTCAAGGTCCAAGTGGTGCATCTGGCGCAACAGGCACTGCTGGTGTTGCAGGACCAACAGGTCCACAAGGTCCCTCTGGTCCTTCTGGTGGTCCATCTGGTCCAACTGGTCCATCAGTGACTTATGACATCAGTGTTCTTGCAACAACGCCAACTAATGTTGGATCAATGCTAAGATTGAAGGGAACAAATGGTGTTCTTGATGATGTTACTTTTGCCGCAAATGTAAAAGTCGACAACATTGAAGTGACAAGAACGAACGCTGATAGAATGACGTTCAAGTATAAAGAAGTTGTTGTGAACAAAGGAAATGTAAATGGTTCAGTGAACTTCAATAGAAACGATGGCGCAATTCAAATCATCACAGTCACTGGTGCAACAACAATTAATTTACCACAGAATATGGTTGCTGGACAAAGCATGACGATTATTGTCAAACAAAATTCTGTTGGAACTCATAAAATTACACCAGCAAATGGATATAAGTTTGCGCAAGGATTTAAATTTTTCTCTGGTACATCTAACGCAATTGACATGATGAACATATTTTATGATGGTACGATTTATTATGTTACACTTACTGTAAATTACGGATAAAATATAATGCCTAATTTTGGTGGATCAAGACCTGGTTATTGGTTCAAACGACCACCACGCACAAAAACTGGAAAGGTTTTGATCGTGCGCGAAGAGGTTGGCAGTACTTTATATCGCCCTGGAGGAACAACAGAATCTGCTGGTTATGCTAATGAAAGAAATGCATATTTGTTTGCATATGAAGGTCGACCAAATACCTACTGGGAATATGCATTTAAGAATTTAAGGAAAAATAGAACAAGAGCTGTAAACTATGGAAATCCAGATACTAATGCACCACCAAGATTTGCAACTAATCCTGAAAAAAAATTTTTTGCTTGGCCAAGACAATATCAAGACGCTGTTGTAACTGAGACAGGAACAAAAATAGAATTTACTAGTCGACCTTGGGATGAAATATATGCTAAATTATCTGCACTAGCAGATGATCCATCACCATTTATGACTAGTAGAGAAAGTTTTTCTCATTTAAGAAAAAGTCCATCGAATATTAAAAAAAACGATGGGTCTGAGCTCGAGCAGCAGGTTCATAGAATTTTAGACTTAGATCCTAATTATGGAAATCTCCCACAATATTATGGTACATATTATACGGATGGACAAAATTACAGACCACAATGTCAAATTACCACTTCCGATAGAACAACCGCACAACTAAAATATAAACATCCATATGTTTTTGAGGAGTCTCGATATGATACTGTTGGTGGTCTTCACAGAAATAGTGTTGATTTTGGAGTCTATATGGATCAATCTGCTGGTGATAGATACGCAGATATAACAACAATGAAAGAAATTGCCTACTTCTTAAAAAAAGGAGAGGAACAACTTGGATTTCAAGTCACGATTGTAAATTCTTATGCTGAACTTTATGCAAATTATACTGCATCAGATTTAGAACAATTTGATCACATATGGGATATTGTGCATGGTGGATTAATTAACTTTAGAGATTTAGGAGTTGGTCACGCATCTCCTGTTGTAATTCAAAAAGAACGACTAGTGTTTGACATGGGTGCATCAACAGGTATCACATATCCAGTTGGGAGCGTGTACGGTAAAGATGGTTATGTAAACTGGTTTAATGATCCTAAGAATGATAACTTAGAAGTACCACTACCACCTGGTGGAGCTGTACAAGGAGCATTTAAAGATCATCCATTTGTAAAAGCACAGAGACCACTTACGGCAATAATCCCACTTGAAATTAAAGCACTATATAAAAGTTATTTGCAATCAGGTGGCAACATCGGATTTGTAAATTCTCCCGTTACAACTAACTGGACCTATCCAAATATACATCCTGGATTGGGTCGTAGAAGAATAATCGGTATTAATGACTTTTTAATGGAACTTGGTGGCGGTGACATAGAAAGATTCCCTGCACCTTGGCACATGAATAAAAGGGATCGTGATCCTGGAGGTGGACTGGACGAGATTTTTGGTGGTGCTTTTGGTGGTTCTGGAATATGGTCTCCATCCGAATGGACAGGCAACATACCTGCACGAGAAAGAAAAACTATTGGAACATTTTTAAATACTAAAAATTTCCCTGCACCAAAGTGGTATTTAAATTCTGAATTTTTTATCGATAACAGTAAAAGAGAAGTAGATTTACAGAGCGTTTCATCTTGGAAAACTGATAAAAATGGTAAATTAAATCTTGGAACTGGCACTCCTGTGATTGTTGGTGCAAGCGAACAAACAGATGAGATTATCACATCATTAAATGCTAAAAACTTTAACTATTGTTGCGCTGCTATATGGAAAAGAGGCTCATTATCGGAAGCGCAAGAAGGTTCTGTATTCGTGATAAATAATCTTCATTGGGTTATTGATGTCGACTTAAAATATGACACTGATTACAATAGTCTTTGGACTAAGACACAAAAAGATCCATTGGTCCAATCTTATAAAGAAAATGGTCGCACTAAAGAATATCAATGGGTTCAAGACGCTGAGAAAAAAATTGTGGACCCACTATATCGTAAATTTGCTGTTTGGGGTTCGCGAAAAAGAGATGAAGAGAACTTTTTAAATATACTTCAAATTTTTGATCAAAGTTAGAGATAAACTATGCCAACAAATATTTCAGATATTTTATCAACAAAAGCGCCAGCAGGTCCTCAAGGTCCTTCAGGTCCAACACAAGGTTTGATTTTTAAATATGATCAATCTTCAATAGCAGCAACAACACCATCTGTAGGATCTTTTAAATTAAACAACACAGATTTGTCGCAAGCAAATCAAATGTTTGTTAATTTTGTTGATTCATATCTTGTTGATCGACAGAGTTATTTTAGTTTTTTATCTAACTCAAACTCAATGATCACAATTACAATGGCGCAGCAAAATTCAATTGCTAATGTTGTTTATATGAACGCTAATTCATATTTACTTGTTGATGAGTCTGTTGCAAATCCTGGTATTTTATATGCAAATATAAATGTATCATTTATTTCAGGTGTTACAGAATTCACTAACGATGCTGATATTGCGCTTACATTTTCAGTTTCTACGCCAGGAGTTGCTGGTCCAACAGGACCATCAGGTCCCGCTGGTGGTGGCACAGGTCCACAAGGTCCTCAAGGACCAATAGGTCCAGAAGGTCCTAGTGGTCCAACAGATTTTACTGGTTTGTGGGCTGATGCGCCAGCTTCAAATGTAGCCTCAGGAACTGCTGGAACATTGTCATATGGCGCAAGTGGTGAATTGTATCTTTGTTTAAACAGTGGAATATGGTTTAAATTTGTTGGTAACAATCAATTCAGATATCCGATCGGAAACATACTATCAGTAGTTGATGCAGATGATCTAACATCAATTGAAAGCGACACAAATACAATTGACAAGGTCAAAGGATTACTTGTATTCAATGAAGATGACAACAAAGTTTATGTTTCATCAGGAAGTGATGCTGTTAGCGCATGGTATACTGTTGATGGATCTGCATCAATCACACCAGCATAAGTTGACTGCAAGTGAAGTGCTTCAGAATTATGATGCAACAAAAGCAACATTTGGATACTAATGAAATCTCTTGAAGAAAAAAGCCGTTTCGGTTATAATGCGCCTGAAAACCGTCGTTTTTACTAAATAAAGGCATTCCTAAAGCATTAAAATTTATCATTATCCTTGTTGATTGTTTCGTTATGGTAACAATCAGAGGGTACAATGAAGAAATTACTAGCAGCTGTATTTGCTCTCCTCATTTCAGGAGCAGCGATCGCACAAACAACAACTGTCTCAACGGTCACCACTAATTCTACGGTGAACTCGACCAATACGAACAACAACACGAATGTAAACACAAATAATAATGTTCAATCAGGCACAGTCACAAATAATAATAACAATGTAAACACTTCAACGAGTGTAAATACGAACAACAATGTTCAAAGCGGTACTGCGACAAATATTAATCAAAATACAAGCACCGCAACGACCACAAACACAAATAATAATGTGAATACAAATACGTCGACCTCTACTTCGACGAATAACAATAACAATGTAAACACAAATAATAATATCAATAGTGGTACGGTAAACTATAATAATACAAACTCTAGCACTAGCACTGCTACAAACACAAATGTGAATACCTCTACGGTGAATAGTACGAATAATAATGTGAATACGAACAACAATATACAAAGTGGAACGCTCACAAATAACAACAACAATGTAAATACGAACACCTCAAGTTCAACAAATACAAACACCAATACGAATGTAAACACAAATAACAACATTCAGAGTGGTACGGTTACAAATAATAACAATAATGTAAACACCACGACTGCAACAAATAACAATAATAATGTAAACACCTCAACGAGTGTAAACACAAATAATAATGTGAATACCTCTACGAGTGTAAACACGAATAATAATAACAATAACAGTGTTTCTGTGAATACAAATAACAATAACAATGTGAATACTTCTACGAGCACGAATACAAACAATAACAACAATGTGAGCGTCTCCACAAATACAAATAATAATAACAATGTGAATACTTCTACGAGCACAAACACAAACAATAACAACAATGTGAATACTTCTACAAGTACGAATACAAATAATAATAATACAAACATTAATTCAAATAATGTAAACACAAATAATAATAACAACACCTCTACATCAACAAACACGAATGTAAATAAGAATGAAAGCACTAGTAGCAATACAAATAATAATAACAATGTAAATACAAGTACAAGCACTAATGTGAATAAGAATGAGAATGTGAACAAATCAGAAAGCACAAGCCAGAGCAATGTAAAGACTGAGAATACAAATACGAATATCAATCGCAACGAAAACATTACGAAAGTTGAACAAGAAATCAAAGCGCCACCTGCTAGTGCTATCGCTCCTATGATTTCAACTTATAGCCAAGATGTCTGTGTATCAGGTGTCTCTGGTGCTGTTCAAACTCAGGTCATCGGTTTGTCTGCTGGTAAGGCAGTTCGCGATATGAACTGCGAACGCTTGAAGTTGTCCAAGACTCTATACGACATGGGCATGAAGGTCGCAGCAGTATCAATGATGTGTCAAGATGAGCGCGTGTTCAAGGCTATGGAAATGGCTGGAACACCTTGCCCATATATGGGTAAGATCGGTAAAGAAGCAACAGAACAGTGGGAAACAAACAAAGAAGAGCGACCAGATTTCCGCAAAAAGTGGTGGCAAGTTTGGAAGAAAGAAACTACAGAGGATCTTCCTGAAGCATTGCCAGCTGGCGGCTAATGAAAAAGTTACTTGCCATCTTATTGTTTTGGATAGCACCTGTTGCGTATGCGCAGGTGCCTCCTTTTGCAGATGGAGTATACCTTCCAAACACTGTTGTAAATCCAGGATTTAGTGGTTGTACGCCAACAGCATCATCGTGCGGTCCATGGCAAGAAAGTGGTTCTGGGATTAATGTTGGTGGCTTTTATAACAATGAGTACAGTTTTAGTTATATTTCTAGCAACATCTTTCAAAATATTTCACTCATTGGACTTGAAACAAAAGCAATTGATTTTGATTTTAGTTTTTCATTAAACAACTCTTGTCGTAATAGTATTGGCGGTAGTTGTGAAAATGTGAATGGACCCATAGATGAGTTTTCAGCAAAGTTATTTTTATATAATCAAGGTGGTCTACTTAATTCATATACATTCTTGAGTGGCAATCCTTCTACAGCAACAATAGAGTGTGATTTTTTTTCAATCTTTGGAGTATGTATTGGTGGTTATAGCGCATTAGATAATTGGGAGAATTTTACATTCTCAGGAATGCTTGAATCACCTACTGTGTTTGATTATGCAAAGATTGAATTTTCTGGTCGTGATGTTGGCTTTTGGGCAGGACAATATGGACCAAAAGTAGATAATGTTTCACTCGCAATCAGCTATATTCCTCCACCATATCCAGATTCAAATGGTGATGCGGGTATGAATGTAAGTGCTCCTGGCAGTGATTATATCTTTATCTATAAGGGTAATGATCCAGTTCTTTTTAGTCAATTAGTTCTAAAAGGTCAAGACCTAGTTGATTGGTACGCTGTATCACCTGATGGAGATGGATTACAAATTACAAGTATCTCAAGACCAGATCCTGATTATCTTTTTCTTTATACTGATTCATTACCAACATCTGGTGTGTTCTATAGTTTTCAACTAGAAGAGCCAACTGTAGATTGCGCATTAGAACCATTTGATCCAAGTTGCGTGATTACAACTCTGAGTGCTTACAATACGAGCAATGATGATGACGATGATGAAATCACTGGCGATAATGGTAGTGACGATGGCACAGAAGTTATTGAAGAAGAAACCTATGCAGTTGATGAAGACGAAGAAGTTTATGTAGCAGATGAAGATACTGAAGAAGAAACAGACCTTGAAGAAATGCTTTCCGATGATGAAGAAGTTACAGATGAGAATGAAATTCTGGTAACTGAGGAAGAGGATAATTCATCAGAGCCAATCATGGTCGCTGAAAATCGTGAAATTGCTGATGAACAAAAATCAAATGATCTAGCAGATGCAATTGGTAAGGATGTTCTTGAAAGTGCTTTAGCGATTGCAGGAAGCGTAGCATCCACTGATGCATCTTCTTCCTCATCTTCAACAACCACTTCTTCATCCACAACAACTCTCGCCGCATCATCAGAAACATCATCAACACGAACATCATCAGCGGCTTCTTCACTATCAAGTTCAACTCTTGCGCAAGAAGTTTCATCAATCGAAATTAGTATTGAAGAAACAAAACAAGAAATCGTAGAATCAGCTGCTGGTTCGATTGATGCGCTTGAAACTGGTCGACAATTGGGTAGAGAATCATTGGTATCAGTGACTGCAGCATCAGAACAATCTGCGACTGATTCTATAAACCAGGCAGAATCAATTGCTGCTTCATCAAGCGAGTTGCAGGCTGTTGCGGCTGTTACCACAGAAAGCAGTTCAAGTACATTCAACGAACAAACAGAAAATAATCAATCGTCAAATTTAGATAGCAAGGTTGAAGAACAATCAACACTAGTTTCGCAAGTGAAAGAAGAAACGGCAACCGAGATTGTTACAGAACAAACCAGTGTAATTGCTTCCGTAACAACTGATGAAGTAGTTGAAGATAAAAAAGATATAGTGGCTGACGTTGAACAAACAAATGATACTCAAACTCAAGAACAACAGATATTTGCTGTTGCTCAAGAAAGTGAGACTCAAACAACCACATTTGAATCAACAGAATCTGTAATAGAAGAAAAGCAAGAAGAAATATTTGTGGCTGATAATACTGAGATTATTCAAGAAACTGATACCTTCTCAGAAGTTATGGCAATTAATATTGCTCCAGTTATACAGGAAAAGGATGAAGATTTTGAGTTTGTTCAGCAAGTATTTGCTCAAAGTCAGCAACAGGTTCAAGAAGAAACAAACAACTCTGGTTTTTCTGAAGATGAAAAAGTTACGATTGCCAATGATCCTGCTCTAGCCAATGCTTTCAATCTAGCACCAAATATGGCAAATCTAGAACTTACTGGTGTATTAAGTCAAAAGCAAGAAGAAAAGTCTGATGCTGAGAAGGCAGCAGATAAAGTCGTTGCTGCAAATAAAGAAGAACAAGAAAAGATAAACTCAAACTATATGGATGCAGATCAATCAGGTATTCTAGTTGCCATTGGCGCAGATACTGATGTAACTTCTTATCGTACTGCAATGATTCGTGATAATAATGTTTGGTATAAACCAGAAGATATATACAAGGGTGTTGTTTACAAAGACAATGCTCGTGGGGCATACTTTCTAGAGAAAGGTAATACAGACACTTACAAAAAGATGGTCGAGGAGCAATACAAATGAGTAAGGACTTAAACGAAAAGGTAGATAATTTAGAAGCTGCCAAAGAACAATACATGAGCGAGAATACCGTTATCAGTATTGGAGGCTATAGCTTTACGCCAGCAAAACTAATGATCGCCGCTGGTATTGTTTCGACAGTACTAGGCGGTCTTTATGGAGTGTTTGAATTCTATAAAGATTATATGGATATGAAGCAACAAATCCAAGAATATGTTGCTCCAGATCTATCTGGTATTCAAGAAAGAATGACCAAGCTTGAGCAAAAGATTGATGGAGCTGTTGTGCTAGTTGACGAAAGCAATGATATCATTCGCGATGTTCGTACCGATCTAAAGGGCGATATTGATAGTCTACAGGCAGATTTAGATGCAGCCGAAAGACGCAACCGCGAGCTAGATAAAGAAGTACGCACATTTGTTGCTACAACTGATCGTGATATGAGCGGCCGACTGCGCACTATTGAACGTGAAACTGACCAAAAGCTAAAAGAGCTTGAAAAGAAAGTGGATGAAAAGATCCAAAAAGCTTGGGAAAACCCATTGGCTAAATAAATATAATGGAGACTCTTATTCTTCCATATTGTGAAAAGCGGTTCATTGTGACAATTAGAAATAAGATTCTCATTGTGACCCATAACCGTAGATATGCTGTGTTTTTATCTAACATATTAAAGAAACATGATTATTCGGCACGATATGAAATTAGGGTTCAACAGTGATAAATGTGGTTGTAGTAGTTGTCCAATAGGGACAAAATATAGTAAAATAGGAAACATTTTTTATTATACATTTCTGATAGTGTTGCCGGCGTTTGTTATTATTCATACTATTATCGCAAGTCTATAAAGGAGACAAAGTATGAGCGTATTAGCAAATCTAAAGTCAATGATATCAGATGGTGTAGATGGTTCAATCTCTTCAAAGAGAGTTATTACAGTTATGGCAACATTCCTAGTTGCTTTAGCATTCGTGCTAAATCTATTCTGGGATTTAGATGTTGACGCTAACATGTATGACTCAATGATGATGATTGTTGTAGCAGGTCTTGGTACAACTGTAGCAGAAAAGTTTGCCAAGAAGTAATTTTTAACAAGGAGTATATTAAATGAAGAAGTTTATTGCATTATCTGTTCTAGCTCTAGCACTAACTGGTTGCGCAGCTAAAGAAGAAGAAGTTGCCGCACCAGCCGCCGAAGCAGCTCCAGCCGTTGAGGCACCAGCTGTGGAGGAAGCTCCAGCTGCAGATGCAGCTGCTCCAGCAGAGGCACCAGCCGAAGCTCCAGCAGCAGAGTAATACTACTGTGAACGGGGCGAGGGAAACCTCGCCCCATCTTTAAGAGGTCTTTATGAAAAAGTTTTTATTTCTTCTAGCACTAATTCCAACAGTAGCACTAGCCAATCCATATGATTGGAAAGTAACAAGAGTGCTTGATGGAGATACAGTAGAATTTGAAGCCAAGTTCCTTCCAAAAGAACTTGGTGATAAGCTAAAGATTAGAGTCCTTGGTGTTGATACACCAGAGAAGGCTCCAAGAGCTAAATGTGAAAAGGAAGCAGCAGCAGGATTGGCTGCTACAGAATTTGCTAAGAAAGCAGTAACTCAAGGCAAAAAAGTTCAAATTGAAATTAAAGAATGGGATAAGTTTGGTGGACGAGTTCTTGGTGATGTAATTATTGACGGTAAAAAATTAAGTGAAGAATTAATCAAAAACAATTTAGCAAGACCATACTTTGGAGAAGCCAAAAAGTCATGGTGCGAATGAGGTAACTTATGTTAAGTATTATACCATTACCATATAGAATTTTATTGTTTGCGTTGATTGTTGGTGGTGCATTTGGCGCTGGCTATAAAAAAGGTACTGATGCAGGCGAAGTAATGATTCAGCAGGCTGCAAATGAAGCAGAGCAGCTGAAAGTTGAACTTGAAAAAGAACAATTAAATATTAAAGAGCGTGTTGTTACTGAGTATGTTGACAAAATTAAAGTCGTAACTCAGAGAGAAACAATCTATCGTGATGCTGCACAACAACAAGTACCTGGCAAATTCAATCTTACAAATGGTTGGGTTTATCTACACGATACCTCTGTTCTTGGTAATGAATTAAATCCTGATTTGGCTTCAGACGATACAGACTCTGTAGTCAAAGATAATCAGGCACTTGGCACTGTATTATCAAATTATTCTGTTTGCTTGCAGAATGCTCAGCAACTTGTAAGCCTACAATCATGGATTCTTGAAACAAAAGCATCTATTGACAAGCAGAATGCTGATCGTGGATTAGATATTAAGTTACCAGATATGCCTTGGAAGAAGGAGGAAGCAAAATGAAATATCTTGTAGCAATCTTTTTTATTTTTCTTGCTGGTTGTGGCAATCCTCTAACACGATTAGTTCCAAAAATTGAAATGCCATCTCCACCAAACGAACTTATGGGCCCACCAAAACCTCTAAAAACTATCGTACCACCCGTGACACCAACAACACCACAAGCGGAGCTAGAAAGAGATGTCCCACCTACATGAGACTGGTCAATCATATCTAACGCATTTATTGCGTGCATGGAAAATTGCATTTATACTTTTAGTACATGGCTTATTTCCAAATATCTGGAAAACAAAAGCAAGTGATATGCTGTGTATAGAAAGAATAAGTGATGATGCCACCCGAGCATACCTTCTAAAAACTATGTATAATATTAAGGAAAAAGACCCACCAAGTATCTACGAAAGAATGTCTGATCGAGAACTTGCCACGTGGATAGCTAGGGGCAAAAAGAAAAATCAAACTAACGCTGCAGGTTATTTGGTTAAATGAAAATAAATGAAAACATTTAAACAGTTTATTTTTGAAGGTCCACTCAGCTCAATACCTGCACAAAAAGGACTCAAAAGAAATTTCTTCCACGGAAACTATGGTGGATTTGGAAATCGTGGTGGTGCTCCAACGGATAAATTAGATGCAGCATTCCAGAAACATGATACTGGATACCATTATTCTAAATCACCGCAAGATAAAGCAAAACATGATCGAAGTTTAGTTCGTGCCACAAAACAATTAAGAAAAGATAAATCATTACCACTATCCACAAGAGCAAAGGCTGGAGCGGCAAATTTATATTTTCGTAGTAAACTTGCTCTTCAAAAAGAGAGCGAAGCGCGCATTCCAAGAAAAGAAGGTCAACCTGCAGGCAGTAAGCAGCATAGTGATTTATACACAGATGAAAATCCAAAAGGCACTATACATGGTCTTAAATTTGCTACAACTGATGATGCGAAAGCAAGTGTAAGTAAAATTAAAAATAGTGGTCGCAGTCATGCTCATAAAATACAAGCAGCTGTTGCCATGGGACAACGTGCAAAGGTTATGGGTAAAACAGGTCCTGCTGGTGTTTATAATAAATTTATAAATATGATGAAAAAGAAAACTAAAAAGATGAAAGAAACATCACCGAGAAGAGCATTTCAAAAATGATTGATTTTGAAAATAGACTTTCAAAAATAGAAATGGAAGTAGCTGCCATGAGAGAGAAGGTCAGCTTCTTCTCTGTAATCTACGAAAAGTTTGACAAGACTCTTGAGAAACTCGACGAACGAACCATTGATGATCGTAAAGAATTACAATCAATGATGGATGAATTGCGCATTGATTTGCTACAAGAAATCAAAGCAATGCGCGAGGAAGTCGCCGAGCAGCATAGATCACAAGCGAAGAAGATCGAGGAACTCAACAAATGGCGTTGGATCGTAGTGGGGGCAGCAGGATTGGTCGCTTGGGTAGTCTCAACATTTTCCCGAATGATGCTAGGAAAGTGACCCCTATAGATGCAATTCATAATGCAGCTATGTGGGAAAAATATATTGAGCTAAGAAGGGAATATGCTAGACAAGCACCAGATGATCGTAGCTTGTTAGCTACTTCTCCAGAAGAAATTAAATATCAAGTTGAACGGTTTAGGGAGCAACAAGAGCGAATTCACATAGTCGTGTAATTAAATTATGGATAGACAGGACATACAAAAAAAACTTATTGCACCAATTAATAAGTATGAGCAGTTTGAATTTAGTGATGAAGTAATATTCATGAATGATGGGTACGTTGAATTGGATGAATACAATCTACCAGTATCGGAGGTGTTATTCAAATTAAATTTGAATAATAAATTTTTTAAATATCAAGCTCACCTTTATTATAAAGCTCTAACAGTAGGAAAATGTTTTACAGGAACTTACTTAGATCTTAGTTGTGGCCGCGGCGGTGGAGTTGATTTTGCCAAAGACAATTTTACATTCAGTAAAATTATTGGTGTTGACCCAAGTCAAAAGCAAATAAATTTTTGTAGAAGTTGGTGTAAGGATATTGATTTCTATGTAGGTCAAGCTACTGATATACCTTTGAGTGATGATAGTGTCGATGTTATAACATCGATTGAAGCAAGTGGATATTATCTTCCCCACGAAACATATTTTAAAGAGTGTGCTAGAATTTTAAAGACCGGCGGTAAATTAATAGTGGCTGAACATCGCTCGCATTTTGAAAACTTTAGCGTTCCTGATTTGTTAAAGCCAAAATTAAAACTTACTAAGGTGCTTGATATTACAAATAATGTAAATATATCATGCGCAATAAGCAAATATGCGTTACCATTAAATTTAACTGATCCTTATTCAAAAATTAAAACGAGATCAGTGTTATTTAATGACGAAAAAAAGTATATTGTCAACCAAGAAAATTATATAATAACCGTGTACGAAAAACATGAAATTTAAGCAATTCCTAGAAAACTTTATCGACGGCCGTAACCCTCAAGATAAGGGCGATATGGCACGCCATGGCTTGAAAGGTAAATCAATTGCTCAACTAAAGAAAGTTAGATCATCCAGCTCAGCATCCCCGAGAAAAAAGCAGCTTGCACATTGGTTTATCAATATGCATAGCAAAAGGAAATAGTTGACCTTTCAGCCCTCTCTCTGTATAATCAGCGTGTCGCCATTCTGATTAGGGTTATAAGATGCTTTGGATTGATATTAAGTATGCTAACCTTGCCTCTAGCAAGTTCCCAAGATATAAAGTAAAAAAGCAGAAGCCGTTCCAGGCTAACTTTCGCTGCGTCTACTGCGGCGACTCTAAGAACAATAAATACAAGACAAGAGGATATCTCTTAGAGAACTCTAAGGGGTATGTGGTCTATCATTGCCATAATTGTGGTGTCTCTACGAGCTTTGACAGTGCTCTTAAATTTGTCGACCCAGTATTACATAAGGAATATGTTCTCGAGAAGTATAGGGAGAGGGCGACGCAAGCCGTTACCTCGACTGTTTCTGCGAACGTATTTCAGCCTGATATGTCTAAGTTTGCTAAGAGGAGATTTGAGAAGTTTGAGCCACTGAAAGAGCTAAAGAAGGTCTCCCAGCTACAACCAGACCATATTGCCAAGAAGTATGTGGTCAGTAGACAGATCCCTTCCAATAAGCACTACCTACTCTACTACTGTCCTAAGTTCAAAGAGTTTACCAATAAGTTGATTCCTGGTAAGTTTGAAAACACTGATGTTGATAGTGGCAGGTTAATGATACCATTGATTGACCGAGAAGGGACAATGTTTGGTTATCAAGGTAGAGCGCTCAGCAACGATAAAATTCGATACATTACGATTGTCCTGGATGAGACTAAACCTAGGCTGTTTGGTCTTGATACAATTGATATTAACCAAGATATTATTGTGGTAGAGGGTCCTATTGATTCGCTGTTCCTACCAAACTCTATTGCTATGGCTGGTGGCGACAATGGTGATGTCGAGAAGCTTGGACTAAATAATAAACTTATTTTCTGCTTTGACAATGAACCTCGCAATGTAGACACTGTCAAGCGTATGAAAAAGATGATAGATAAAGGATACAGAGTAACTTTTTGGCCACCTACCATTCAGCATAAAGATGTTAATGATATGGTCCTAAGTGGGTTGAGTCAAGAGGAGATTTCTGGTATAGTATACCGAAATGCCAAGAAAGGCATGGAAGCATTATTAGAACTACAAAAATGGAAGAAAGTATAATGAGTGAATATGAAGCAAAAGTATGGACTACGAAGGTAGTTGAAGAGAATGGTGAACTAGTTATTTTATTTCCTCCTGATCTTATGCAGCATGTGGGTTGGAAAGAGGGTGATAATTTAGCATGGGTTATATCAGATGATGGTAAACAATGCTCTATTATTAAACTACAATCACCCGAGGGCTGAAATGAAATATCTAGACATCAACATCGACCTTTCGAGAGACGTTCTATTTGACGACCATGGCATGAAGAGAATGAAAGAATCTTACATGCGTGATGATGAACAATCGCCTCAACATCGTTTTGCTTTTGTATCAAAAGCATTTGGTACAGATGAAAAGCATGCTCAGAGATTGTACGATTATTCTTCTAAGCATTGGTTATCTTACTCTACACCTATTCTGTCTTACGGTAGAACATCTAAGGGCCTACCTATCTCCTGCTTCCTCAACTACATGGATGATTCTTCCCAAGGCCTTGTAGACACTCTTTCAGAAACTAATTGGCTCTCGATGCTTGGTGGTGGTGTTGGTATTGGTCTAGGTATTAGATCAGCTGACGAGAAGTCTACTGGTATCATGCCCCACCTAAAGATCTATGATTCGTCTTGTCTTGCCTACCGTCAGGGTAGAACTCGCAGAGGTTCTTATGCAGCGTATCTAGACATTGGCCACCCAGATATTATTCCATTTTTGGAAATGAGAAAGCCAACTGGTGATCAGAATATTCGTTGCTTGAATCTTCACCATGGCATTAATATTCCTGATAAGTTTATGCAACTTATTGAGAAGTGTATGACAGATGCTAATGCAGATGATACCTGGGAACTAGTTGACCCAGCATCAGGTGAAGTAAAGGAGAAGGTATCAGCAAGAGAGCTTTGGCAGAAAATTCTTGAACTAAGAATGATGACAGGCGAACCATATCTCCACTTTATTGATACTTCTAACAAGTACCTTCCTCAGTGGTTAAAGGATAAAGGATTGACTGTAAAGCAATCAAACCTTTGCTCTGAGATTATTCTACCAACCGACAAGAAGAGAACCGCAGTTTGTTGTCTATCCTCTGTAAACCTAGAGTACTATGATGAGTGGAAGGACGATAAAAGGTTCCTACGTGATGTTGCAGAAATGCTAGATAATGTATTACAGCATTTTATTGATAATGCACCAAAGCCAGTCCACAGAGCTGTGTACTCAGCAACAAGAGAAAGATCAATTGGAGTTGGCGCGCTAGGGTTCCACGCCTACCTCCAAAAGAATATGTTAGCATTTGAATCTGCAATGGCTAAGTCAGCAAACATGAGAATGTTTAAAAACATTAGAGAGAAGTTAAATGAAGCTAATAAGCAGTTGGGGAAGGAAAGGGGTGAGGCGCCAGATGCTCAAGGAACAGGTCTACGCTTTAGCCATCTTATGGCTGTTGCTCCTAATGCTTCTAGCAGTATCATTATGGGTAACACCAGCCCTTCAATTGAACCATATAGGGCCAACGGATTTAGACAGGACACTCTTTCAGGAGCATACTTTTATAAGAACAAATATCTAAATAATTTACTAAAGAGTAAATATAGCGAAGATAAGCTACCAGAGATTTGGTCGTCTATTATTGCTAACGATGGTTCTGTACAACATTTGGATGGGTTAGAAGATTATGAAAAAGATGTATTCAAGACTGCAATGGAAATTGACCAGCGATGGATTATTGAACATGCAGCTGACCGTCAGCAATTCATTGATCAAGGTCAATCAGTTAATCTATTCTTTAGACCAAACGCTAATGTCAAGTACCTTCATGCTGTACATTATATGGCGTGGAAACATGAACTAAAGACTCTATACTATTGTCGTTCTGAGAAAATTGGTAAGGCTGATAAGGTTGCCAAGAAGATCGAGCGTGAGATTATTCAGGAGATAGATATTAAGGCTTTAACAGAAGGCACTGAGTGCCTAGCATGCGAGGGATAAACAATGCCACATTTTAAAAGAAAACCATTCAAGATCGAAGCCCAGCAGGTCACGGCAGAAACCATCAATGATGTTTATGCCTGGGTCAACGCCTCTGGGTGGGCTACTGCCGACACACTAACAGCTGATTCATTTATTGTTCAAACAGGTGGTCGAAGTGTGCCAGCCAGACTAGGCTATTGGGTTATAAATTACCATGATGGTGGAGTCCGTATTTTTGTTTCTTTAGATGAAGACTTCCAGGAAAAGTTTGAATTACTTAGTGAAGCCGAAGCTGATATACCATACAACACATCAACCGTTGTGCCAACATAAGTGAATGGCAACGTGGAGGAAAAGAAGTAAATTGATATCAAGGCTTTAACAGAAGGTACAGAATGCTTGGCATGTGAAGGCTAATGGCTAACTATAGAAAAACAACTAAGCAGGGATCAAGAACCATAAGCCAAGGACCAGGAGGTTATGGTGGTACCACTACTTCTCACAGTGCTGGTAGTACTATGAAGGGTGGTAGAGGTATTAGAAGAACTGTAACCACAAAATCAAATGGCCAGAGATATATCCGCACAACTGAAGGTGCTGGTGGTGGTTACTACAAGACAACACAGAGGTCTTTAAATGCTAAAAGACCAAAAGCGCTTAAAAAAGCCAAGAGTGATAATTATAATATAAACTGGAAAGCGTTTGACAACGATGGCGAAAGTGATCCAGTGGGTGCATTTATAATTAAGTGGATGTTTATAATTTGGGCTCTGGCAATATTAATTGAATGGATTCAGGGATGGTTCAAATGAAATTTCATATAAGAGATGACTTTATTGGTGTGTTTGATCAAGCATATAGTCAGCAACAGTGTGATAACTATATACGCTTCTTCAAGAATGCGGAAAAAGCTGGGATGGTTGTTAACAGACAATCAAGTGAGAATGTATCACCATTTAGTAAAGATGATTTATCAACTACTGCTAATGGTTTACATATTTCTCAGTTTATGTTGGAAAAGAATCCTGAACTTGCCGAAGTCTATATTCATTCAAATGAATTTAGTAAAGTATTGATGGAACAGTGCCTGAAGGAGTATTGTAGGGCTTACCCAGGTTTAGCTGGATTCCCTGATGCTGAGAAAAAGTTATCAATACAAGACTCAAAGGTACAGAAAACTGTACCTGGCCAAGGTTATCATGTTTGGCATCATGAGCATGGAGCAGGGGGCAGGGCCCACCGCAGGCTGCTTGCGTTTTCATTATATCTTAATACAGTTGATGATGGTGGTGAAACAGAATTTCTATATCAAAAAGTTAGATTTAAACCAGTTATGGGTCAGATGTTGATTTGGCCTGCATACTTCACACATGCTCATAGAGGCAATCAACCATTAAGTGGTGAAAAATATATTATCACAGGTTGGATCGAGAAATAGGAAAAACAAATGACAACAAAGCAAGAGTTAGTACTTACAGATGAACGATCATACTTTAAGCCATTCAATTATCCATGGGCCTATGACGCTTGGTTGAAGCATGAGCAGAGCCATTGGCTGCATACTGAAGTACCAATGCTAGAAGACCTAAAAGATTGGAAGAATAAGCTAAACGATAATGAGAAGAAGTTCTTAACACAGATCTTCAGATTCTTTACTCAAGGCGATATTGATGTTGCTGGCGGGTACATCAAGACCTATCTTCCATTTTTTCCTCAGCCTGAGATTAGAATGATGCTGGCTGGCTTTGCTGCTCGCGAAGCATTACATGTTGCTGCTTATTCTCATTTGATTGAAACTTTAGGCATGCCGGAAGATACATACAATCAGTTCCTAGAATATCAAGCAATGAAGGATAAGCATGACTATCTAGCAAAGTTTACAAAGAGTGACAAAAAGAGAATTGCACAAAACATTGCTGCATTCTCTGCCTTCACTGAAGGCATGCAATTGTTTAGTTCATTCATTATGCTACTTAACTTTCCACGCCATGGCAAGATGAAAGGGATGGGCCAGATCATTACCTGGAGTATTGTTGATGAAACTCAACATGCCGAAGCAATGATTAAGTTATTCAGAACCTATATCGAAGAGAATAGGGAGTTGTGGAATGATGAACTTAAATCTGAAATTTATACTATTGCAACTAAGATGGTCGAATTGGAAGATCAATTTATTGATTTGGCGTTCGAGGGGGGAGAGATGGAGAATCTTACTTCGGAAGACGTCAAGAAGTATATCCGATACATCGCTGATCGACGTCTCATATCGCTTGGGATGAAAGGCATCTTCAAAGTAAAGAAGAATCCATTACTTTGGGTTGAGGAGATGATTAATGCTCCTACCCATACTAACTTCTTTGAGAATAGAGCAACGGATTATGCCAAGGGCGCACTAAGTGGTTCTTGGGAGGATGTTTGGGCAGCGTAATAGTTAGAGGCCATAAGATAAAGGGCGAGAAGACTATTGGTGGCGATAGTATGGAACTAGATAGATCTAACCATAAGGCGTTTGGTGAGACAGGTAAAATTCGCCATGCCTATATCATCTATATTAATAAGCCTGAATCTATTCAATATGCAAACGAATGTGCTAGGTCCTGTGAAGAGCATGGTATGCCATACACACTCTGGGAAGGAGTTAGTATGGAAACAACAAGAGGTGAGGATCTAGAGGCTGTAACAGGGTTCACGTGGGTATCTAGAACTCCAGAAATGGGATGCACTGCTAGCCATCTTAAACTTTGGAGAGTGATAGCAGAACAGCCAACTGCATGCTGTGTGTTTGAACATGATGCGATTTTAAAAGATAAACTCTAAAT